TGCGAGTCATACGTCAATACTTCGTGCACTGGCCGGTTGAGTGCGACGGCCAGCCTTACAACTAATCGCCGGAATGATCCGGCTCGGTAGGGTCCACGTTCTTGCCCACGTCCACTTGGACTTTATTTTCACGGGCCCATGTGCGGACCTCGGCTAGGTTCTTTGGTTCCTTACCCGTGACGCCGATGTAGGCAAGGGTTAGCCTGAGCCCGTACTCTGCGCCGGTCCCTATGGACTTTTGGCTTAGGTCCTCCCATAGCCACATATCCGCGGCGGTGGCTTGGTACTCGACGGCCGGTTGACCATCGAGTACCACCACCATCGTCGGGAGCATTAGGAGAGAACCAGGGTGCCGACCAAGGACGCGCTACACGTTGCGACTCCGGCCGAGTCGTAAGTGATCTCAACACTCTCCGGGTACATGTCACCGGTGAAGGTGCCAGTCGATCCGGTGATAACGACGGCGACATCGGTCAACCCGGTGACGGCATCCGAGAGGGTGTTGTATACGCCGGAGTCCCCGTCGTAAAGGAAGGACAAAGACGCCGCCGAGGTGAAGTCGGTTTGTGTAAAGTTCACGCCGCCTAAAGTCTTAGTGCGAACTACGGTGCCGGTCTGTGTGATGGTGCCGTCGGTGATCTGATCACTCACGTCACCCGCTGCTAGAGACACGGTAAACGTGTATCCGGCGACTGCTACTACTGCCATGACTAACTCCTTAAATAGTTTATGCGTCGATTATGTGGGATGTGGTAGAGACTTCGGATACAAGCACCGCGGTAGCGCCCGTGTCGGTAATTTGCGGCGGTGATATCTGGTCGATAATAAAACTGTCTCCGACTGCGACGGCGACGGCCTCAACCGCGGACTCCATTTTTTTTAGTGCGGCCGTATTGTTTCTAGAGTCGACCACGACTAGCACCTTGAGCCGTAGCCGATAGTTGAGGACTGACCCGATGCGCTCGGGAACGATCCACGGCGTATCCGGAACAATCACCAAGCACGGCGGGATAGGCACGTTAGGTGCAACGTCGTGGACCTTGTAACCCGTGACTGTCGCTAGGAGTCCGGCTAGCTCTAGCCTGGCATCCGTCGAGAGGGCGTTGGGCATTTCATCCCACCATCCCCGCTGGGTTCATGTACGGACCTATCAGGGCGTAGACCCTGCGGATCAACCAAACACTTAGCCGGTACGGGCCGGGCGTAAAATCGACAGACACAATCTGCCCACCGACCGAGGTACGTGCCTGGTAGATCTCGATGCCGACCTGTAGCGCCGCCTCTTTACATGCTGCATTTTCTGCGGCTAGTGCGGTGGCGGTTAGGAGATTACCGACAGTGAGTTGCGCAGCTGCGGCGGCTTGGGTAAACCCGGCCGCGTCATCCGCATAGGTCAATTGCAGCGCATCCGCCACATTTTGACCGCTCACTAATGCCATCAGTAATCCCCTAACCTAACCCGGTTTAGACGTTTGTCATTCTGACAATGCCGGCGGGCAAGAATGGCGCCGTCACTCCGTAGCCATATATGGAAACGTCCCTGCCCAATTTGCCGATATTTTCGGCGGCCGCCAGCCTTGGGCCGTCCTCAACCCAACGGGCCGCCTGCCCGTTGGTGACAATGGCGTTGTAGGCCGCATTGCTGTCGAGGTATACGGCTCGGATAACAGGAAGCCCCGACACATTCACGCGGAGGGTGGACGCAGTCGCAACACCCGACACGTTCTGTACCGTGTAGGGCTCCGGCTGGAAGGTAGACCAACCGCCGATAGCGGTGAACACTGCGGTCGAGACAAAGACCGCGGTAGCGGGCGTCCCCGTAGCATCCTCAACGCTGACCGATGCTGCAAATACTGCCTCGCGGAATCCTGCGCCGGTTGTGTCGGCCGAGAAATCGTAATCTTGAATACCGGTGCCGTCGTCCCACAGATCGGCCGTGAACTTACGGTCCGTGACGGTGGCGTATGACGCGGCCATGATCCGGTTGTGCGCGTCAAGGTAGGACGGGCTTGACCGTTGCAGGAGCTGGTAGGAGATGTCCGAGCCTGCCGCGTAGGTGTCGAGTGTTGCGGTGCCCTTCTCAATACTGATTTGTACTGAGTTGACTTCGTCCTTTTGGTTCGCCTGTGCTTCTACAATCGCGGTCAATGACCCGTCGAAATATGGCCAGTTAATGTCCATGCCTGCGGTCCCTGCGGATTGTGGGCCGCCGACTCCGTTAATGACACGACGACCAAGGTCAATGATGCCCATGACTTGGAGCATCCAATTCGGTGGCATCACGCCGGGGTTGTCGCCGGTGACCTGGTCGAATAGTGCGCGGGATTCTACTTCGCCGTTGAGTACGGCTTTGGAGTATTCCCCGAAGTTGCGGTACTGCGCGAGCGGGTGGACTGGCTCGGTGGTGTATGCGCGGGCCTCAATCTTTGCGACACTTTCGCGGACCTGCGCGATCGCTTCGCGGGCTTCTTTGTCCTCTGAGACCACTACGGCCTCTTCGGTGGTCTCTTCTGGATCCATTGTCGTCTCTTCTCTAATTGATGAAATACCCGCACTTGAATAGGCGGGCATGTGGGTTAGTGACGTCTCAAATAGTTGAGCGCTGAGATGCCTAATTGTTGAGCCTGTCTTATTCCGTAAACTTTTTAGGGGAGCAAACCCCACGCTTAATCCCTTGACGGCGCCCGCTTTCGCCAATGTTGCCGCGTCCCTACCCTGGACTGTGTCGAGGATGTTTGCGGTGATGTAGAGCCCGTCGGGTTCGTTGCTCGCGTCGGTGATGACACCGACGGGGGCGTCATGCCGCCAGGCGAGCGGCTTGCCTATAACACCGGCAGGATCGAACGCGCCAGGTGCAAACGATTCTTCAACACCTGAAATGGTGGTGGGGGTGTCGTAGGGTACGGCGCGGCCATACATTGTGGCGATTACGCCGTCGGCGCGGTCCTCCCGATAGTCGACTACAAGATCGAATGGGGTCTCAGTTTTGTTCATATCGTCACTTCCAGATCGGGTAGGTCGAGTAGGCCGCGGACTTCGTTAGGAGTGAGAACGCCTAGCGGTATCAGAATGTTGGCTAGTGCTGATATCTCGGCAGGGTTTGAGCGTAAGAATGTGGTCGTATCAAACTTGACCTCGCGGCCGCGGGGCGTCACGTCGTTCATCGATAGGCGTTGCGCGATCGCCGTCATGATTGGCGATAGCGACAGGTCGAGCAATTGCCGGTAAAGGTCTACGCGGTTTGAATAGTTGAGCGATCCGGACGGGACACCAGCGCCAACCCATACCGGGTCAAGGTTGCATAGCCGCGCCATCATTAGAGCCGATTCTTCACGTGCTGCTACGAGCTGTAGGTCTGCGGCGTTCCATCCCATCGCGTCTGTAGTTATTGTTGAGTTGACGTACGCGGTGGTGCGTGACTGCCTAGCGGTCTCCCACGCATCGAGGAGCGCGTCGACCGCGGTCGCTGGCAAGTCGGCGCCGTTATTCTTTAGGACTATTTGTGGGAGCGGATATTCAGCCATCTGTTGGGTAGCCGCTTCAAGGGCCGCGGCGGTGTTGATCGCGGCGGCTCCGGTCACTAACCAACCGCCGAGCCCGTCGCCGTCAAACCTAATGACCTCGGACCCCGGAATCATCAGCCCATTCCACCAAACCGTCCCTACGGGCACCTGAAATTGAATATCGGCAAACGGGTTAGGGTTCTGCAAACTGACTTCCGTGAAGGGCATCCGCTCAATCGACGCCGGGAATCCGTCCCACGTCCTCGACGTGACATACCAGTAGGCCGTGTCGTACTGCAGCAGATCTTCCACTAACCTGGTCATTTGTGACCAGTACGTGCCGATCGTGCTGGGCTGATTGAGAAATGAGCGGGCGACCACCTGATCTATGCCGACATACTCCCGCAGCGGGAACGTGGCGATGGTGTGCGAGTAAGTCTTTAGAGCTTTGACGTACGCGGGCACCTGGTACGCGCTCGACACTATCGACCGGTACGGCCCGGACGCCGTAATTGATGCCAGGAGAGCGTTAGCCTCCCGGACTGTCGGAGCATCCGCGACCATCTTTGACGCTGCCTGGACATCGCTAGAGATCGCTTGAGATGCCCCGACGAGTCGGAGCCCACGGGAGAGTAGAGCCACACACGTATTATCTATCGCTTAGCACACGTTACCTAGCGTCTTGGGATGTCGTGGTTATCGGCGTGTTGCGCTCCGTGAGTAGATCATGGGGCGCGGTTTAGGCTGCTTAGTTATTTGCGCCAGGGCGAACATGACGGCGCGGGCCGCATAGACCCCACCGGATCCCGCGACACTTGAAAGCACCCAACCGCCGGAGCGTTTGCTAATCGTCGACCTAGTGAACTGGTCGAGTAGCGCCGGGTCTCCGTCGTGCCGGATCGTGTTCCGATTGAACGCGTCAAGCATGACCTGTGTCGCGATCTGTGCCTCCCGCTGACCGACGATCCCGTCGGAGTGTGAGGTAAGCCTGTCAATATATGACGGCGTAATCTGCACATGTAGGTCAGGATTCATTGCCCGTATCTCGGCTAGGCGTTCGTCAACATCCTTAATGGTCCGGTGCGTGGTGACCTTAACGGCTATCAGGTTCTCACCCGTAACCCAAGCGATAGCGACGGCGTGAGAGGTCCCGTCGAAGTCTGACTCGCACGCGACGGCCCAATGTTGATTAACGTCAAGCACCAGCTCTGGATCCTCGCACGTATCCCACACCCCGGAGCCCATCCAATGATTGTCTTTGACGACCCACTGGTTCAGGTATTCGCGCTTAAAAGCCCCGGGGTCAATCCGCTCCCATTGCTGCCGAAGAAACTTCTCTCGCTTTTCTGACCACTCCGGCGAGCCCCATTGCCAGGTCGATACGAGGTCGGGGTCCGCGTCCGGTGGCGCACTCCACTCCAGCAGCAGCTCCGACGTCGGTGTGTCCAGGTTGTCTATCGCCCTGGCTCTGGCTGTAAGCATAAGTTCCGAGGATGAGTCGCCGGCCGTTGACACTAGCCACAATTGCGGTTGGTTCCGTTCGGCCATTGTTGGGGCTAGGCTGTCCTCAATAACCCTGCGCTCGATCTTCCACGCCTCATCAGCGAACACCATCCCAGCGGAGTAGCCGACACCTGCCGATTCGTTAGCGGCGTGAATAATCCAACGATCACCAGTCGGCAGGTTAATACCCGCCATAGTGTTGCCCCACCTGGCTGCTTTGTTGCCGTACGTTTCTACGGCCCATTGCATCGCCGGCCGGATAACTTCCATAGCGGTCTCACGCTTATTAGCCACATGGATAATGGTTTGCGGCTCACCAAATAACTCCGCATTGTGTAGGCGCCACATGCAAACCGCACGCGATAACCAGCTCTTACCCGACTGTCTGCCGACGGTGATAATTACCGACGCCCATATCAGCCCATCCTTGTCATACTCCAGGGCCCGATCTAACGCGTAAGCCTGCCACGGCCTGAGCGTCATCCCATAAACATCACGCAACCATTCGGCAGCGGCCGGACCGTGGCTACCCTCACTATCCCCCCTCTGTGCCGTTTCAAGTCTGGGCCGAACATGACCACCCTGATCTAATTTTGGTTGAACCAAGTTCGGTTCTGTTTGGTTCTGCCTGTTTGGGGGTAATACTGGCAGGGGCGCGAGGGGGGCT